AATCGATTCTCAATGTTCCAAATCTCCAATCCTCACCCGCAGCAGTGTTTGCTATTTTAACATTGGCAAATCTGCCTCGTGCACGAGTATCGAATTTTTGTGTTGTAGATGTTACACTAAAAGGACTGTTAGGGCTACTAGTTTGAGTATCCGATGGATAACGCTTGACTGCTAGAGTAAAGGTAGCCGTTCCTGTTAATGTTTTAAAATTAGGGATAACTCTGCGTAGAGCAAGGAAAAATTCACCATTTCCCTGATGATCCAAGTCAAAGTCATAAGATGTTATATAAGATGTAATAGCAGTTATAGTTGCATCGGGATTGGTTTGATCGGTCCCTGTTTCATGTTCAAAGAGTACACTCTGCCCTAATCCTGTTTCTCCTACAATACTTGGAAAAGTTCCCGTTGATGAACTATTAAATTTAGTTGCGAAAGGTTTAGGATAAACAATGGCATCGATCCAGGTTGTTCTAGCTTCCGTTCCCGTATACCATACGAGTCCACGCTGTGGATTCGATTCACCATAATTAAAGACAACATATCTGTCATTATAAGTTGAACCTGAAGTAGGGTAATACCAAACCACTTCTGTAAATAAATTATTGATTCCAGCATAAACCTGTTGACCTTTTGTAGTATCAAAATCATTGTAGACATAGTCTTCAACCGAAGCGGTTAAAGTTTTAACGGTTCCATCAAACATGAAGAAACCATTGTTACTTACCCAGTACGCAACGCCGTCTACTTCAACGGCAGCATTCTGTCCTATTAAGCCACAGTTCGTTCCCACCTGTTCAAATCCAAAGGTAAATGGAGCTCCAACAAATTTCATGCTATAAAGAGCATTATCCGTCCAGACAAGAATATTTTCTTTGGCAATGATGGATCCTATAATTCGAGTACCGTCTTGAAGTCTTTGCGAACCTGCAGCATTGGTGACTGTTGGTGCATAAACATTTAAATCTTCTTGATCCGAGAATCTAATAAACATATCATCTTGAGTAGAAGGTGTTCCAATCGTTGTCTCTGTCCCTAAATGAATTAAGTGCCGTGTTGTCGGCGATACAATCGTAAGTCGACTAGCGGTTGGATTACCCTCGTCACCACTAATGGCTGTTGGATAAGTTGTTGTTAAGGTAGATGCTCTAAGTGTAAATCTATTAGCAACCGAAGCATTCCAGGTAAAAGTTTTACCGTTCGCAACCGTTGCAACTAGAACAGAACCCCAGTTATTTAATGACCATAAACCTGGTTCTAAAGTAATATCAGATGCATTAACCGCATCTCCCCATCCGGTATAATTAGTAGCATTATAAACCGTTGTTCCAGTAGTGTGAATTTGTCCATTTGAAGTTCCAGTCGTAGCGGTTCCGTCAGCCCCTCTAACACAAGTTGTTAGATCGTTGCCAGCAATTGCAGCATAGGTAATTAATTCATTTTCAACGGCAATGGTTCCTGACGCTGGAAAACCAGTAGTTGATGTTAAAGTAATTGAAGTTCCAAGTCCACCTGTTCCAGCGGTATCGGCACTCAACCCTCCGTTTAAAGTATTCGTTTGAGCCCCTGTTATCGTTCCACCATAGTTACCCACGCCGAATCCATATCCGTAAGTTTGGGCGGCAGGACCAATAGATTGATAGGGTTGAACAGTAGCAGAACTTCCTGAAGTTAAATCAGAACCTCCGCCTCCTGCTTCAGCACTTGGTGAAGTAATGGTAAAGGTTGT